TCTCGACTCCCGGATCATCCTCAGAGAGGCCTCCTCGGTCTCGGGACAGATCCAGGGAATGAAGAGGACCTCCTCTCCCAGGAGGTCGACCTCGGACGGGTTCCTGTGGACGTGGACTCCCGCGAGCTTGCCGTAGAGCTCCTCGACTGAGGACACTCTGTTTGTGTTCCGGTGGTAGACGTCGTGGTTGCCGAGGATGACGTCCAGGTCGATCCCGAGTTCAGTGTGCGGCTCGATAAACTCCCTCCTGGTCCGGTGAGCGGTCAGGATGTTGACGTACTTCCTCCGGTCCATGACGTCCCCGAGGTGGACGACTCGGCCGATTCCGCGGTCCCTCAGGGTCGGGAAGTAGACCTCCCGGTAGAACCTCTCGTGCGCGTCCAGGACCCGGGGGTTGTCGTTGCGGACGCCCGCGTGCGTGTCGGCGATCAGCGCGATCAGCCTGCTCATGATGAGACCTCGATGGTGTAACTTTAGAAGAGACGGTAGTTCGACTTCTCTCCGGTGCGCTTGCGCTCCTTGAGGTCCCTCATCGACTTCTCGTACTTGTCGATGACCTCCATCGAGAAGTCGTTGGGGGTGTCGTTGGTCCTTCCCTCCAGGAAGAGGGTGTTGAAGTTCTTGTGCTTGAGGTACTGCTCCTTCTTCTCCTGGGCGATCCGCTCCAGGAAGGCCCAGAGGGCGCAGCGGGAGAAGTAGCCGAACGGGTTCTGACTCTTCTCGGGGTCGAACTTGGGGAGCGCGTAGCACATGCTGGCGATGGCGTCGTCGATCATCTCGTCGACGTAGGTGTACCGCCTGAAGTTGGACCTGGACCCCAGGCCCCTGGCGATCTTCTGGAAGGCGAGCCCGATCTTGTCTGATCCTCGTCTGGGCTCCGGCTGCTCTCGGTACTTCAGGATCTCCTCGAAGAGCTCCTTCTTGTCGACGTAGTACTCGGCGGGAGAGGCTCTCCTCCTCATGAGTCTTTCCTCTTCCGGCCCTTGCCGGCCTTCTCCGCGAGGTCGACCAGGTTGTCGACGATGTCCTTGAGGTTCCTGTCCCTGAGCTCCTCGGCCTCGATGTCCTTGAGCTCGGAGTCCGTCGGCTCCCTCTCTCCGCTCCCCTGGTACATCTCGAGGGCCTTCTCGATGATCGAGTCGTACGCCGTCTGGGTCCTGGTCCGGATGTCCAGGGAGAGCATGTAGAGCTTCCTGACGTTCTTACTGGCCTCCTCCATCCAGAGTATCGACTCTCGCTGGAGAGAGATCACCGGCTTCTCGAGACCGAGGCCGTACGGCACCAGGATGACGTATCCCTGACTCGAGCTGAAGAGGGTCGGCCTCTCCATCTCCAGGACGTTAGGACGGAGGATCCCGTAGGTGATGATGTCCTCCCCGGTGATGGTGTGGACCCAGAAGATCCCTTCGTTCTGACTCATTGTCTCTTTCTCAGAGGGAAGCGGAGGATCTCGTACTCGAACTCCTCCTGGTTGTAGATCCTGATCCGCTCGGTCAGGTGACGGAGCGTGTGGTTCTGGTGCGACTTCCAGGACAGGTCGTCGCCGATGTCGTAGAGAGTGCAGAGCTTCTTGCGAGCGCTGCGGCGCAGGCCTCGCCCGATCGACTGGAGTGTCTGGATCCGGGCCTTGGAGGGACTGGCGAAGATGATGTGGTCTATGTTGGGGATGTTCGTCCCCGTGGAGAACGTCCCCTTGGAGGCGACCGTCGTTGACTGCGTCGCCTCGTTGACCAGTCTCCGGATGTCGTCCCTGTCCTCTGAGTCTACCTTGCCGGCCACGAAGTGTACAGGCCAGCTCACCTCTCGAAGCAGCAGGTCCCTGAGCGGCTCGCCGTGGTTCTCCACGTACTGGTAGAGGATCAGGGTGTTGCCGACCAGCGACTTCGCCAGGCGGACGATGAAGTCGTTCCTCTCCCTGCTGGTGACCAGGTATCGCATCTCGTCGGGATAGGTCCCTCCCCTCATCAGCTTGCAGACCTCGTCGTCGTGCCGCAGGGTGATCACCCGGATCCTGAAGTCGGCGAGCCTCTTCTCCTCGATCAGCCTCTTGGTCGTCGTCACCCTGTGGATCGGTCCGAGGAGACCCTCGATGGTTAGGTCGCTGAGCTTCTCGTTGTGGAGGGTACCGCTCAGCCCGATGCGGACCCGACAGTCGACCATCCTCTCGACGATCTTCTTGAGTTCCGAGGCCTTCGCGCCGTGCGTCTCGTCGACTATAAGGACGCCGAAGCGTCCCAGGAACTGCCCGCTCATCTTCCGGAGCGACTGCCAGGTCGAGACGGTGACCGGATGGTCGGTGACCTTCTCCTGACCGGAGAATATCTGGTGGACGAGGTCCGGATCCATCCCGTACTCGACGAAGTCTCCCTTCATCTGCCTCACGAGTCCCAGGTTCGGGACGATGACCAGGGTCTTCTCGGCGAAGTACCGGATGATGAGGTAGATGATCAGCGACTTGCCGGAGGCGGTCGGACTCAGGAGAGTCAGCCTCCTCTTCCTGACGGCCTCGACGAACGCCTGGAGCTGGTAGTCCCTGACCTCGAACGGGACTCCGTTGAGAGTCTTCGGGAGTTTCAGGGTCGAGACGAACCTCTTGGCGTCCTCCTCCCCGAACTCGACCCTCTCCTCGACGGGAAATACGACCTCGTAGTCGCGGGATCCGCACCAGCCCGACAGCCACTCTCGGAGACCCTTGGGGAGTCTCCTGCTGAACGGGTTAAAAATTGAAGCCTTGCCGTTCCACTTCCCCGATCGAAACGCCGGCATGAACTTGTATCCCGGGACCATGAAGGTCAGGGACTCGCTCAGCTCCATCAGGATGCCGGGATCTGAGCTGGACACCAGGTCGTGGGTCTCGTCGAGCCTCGCGACGGTGACTGTGTCGGGCATTGTCAACTACCGGGATTGTTTGGGACCCCGGTATTTAGCTCTCGTCAAGCGATCCTCAGGACCTCGTGCGACTCGTAGGCAAACTGGACCTCGCAGAGGACGCGATCGACGTCCTGCCTGGTCTGGTCGTGCTGGAGGTCACCGAGGTGAATCGGGAACGCGTCGTGGTAGACGACCTCGAACTTAGCCTTCTGGTTTCCGTCCAGGAGGACGACGACGATCTCCGACTTGGGACCGAGCTGGAGGACCTCGTTCCTTCCCAGAAGGCTCGCGTACTGGTCGAAGCTGGACGGGAAGTAGAGCTGCCTCATCCAGAGGGAGATCTCCAGGTAGTTGGCCATCTCGGCGTCGACCTCGAACGTCGCCGACAGCGGGTTCCAGGACAGGTGGTCGCCCGGCTCGGGGACGTCGTTGAACGGGTTCGGGTACTTGGGGGGACTGCTGGCGAATCCGGGAGTGTTGACCCTCTGGACCCAGAAGTTGAGGTTGGGACACCTCCTGATCTGGAACTTGAACCTGTTGGGGAGGAGTCCGTCGAGAGAGGTCGGGTTCTGGTCGATCGCGGTCATGGGCTACTTAGTCGTATTCTTCTATCTCACGAAGTGAACTATTAGTTCTGATCGGTGAGAACTCGTGATACATAAGTAAGTTCGCCGCGACAGATCTCTCGACGACAAGAGACTCATCCAGGCCTCGCTCGGAGGTCCCGGGCCTGGGCTTCGAGAGACTGGGGATGACGTGTTTTTGTCATTTCCACGCTCCCACGCGGTTCTATCCCAAAATAAAAGTACCCGTCGCGTCGCCGATGGTAATGCCCGACTCATCGGGCGGTCGATAGCCGGTCTCGCCGTTCCTACAAACGGCCATCAAACAAATCCTGGCAACGGTGTGCCAATTACGACCAGGTCGTGGCGTCGTGCTCTAGTCGAGCTTTGCGATGTGGCAATATGACCGACGGGTTGATCAGACGAGTGGCTCTCGTCCTTCTCCCGGACTCGATACGAGTTCCTTCTTTCTTGACTCGCGTCGACTAACGGTTCCTCTGGCCATAATAGAGGAGGTGTCGGACGGGGACAACGTCCGATGGGAATGAGTGATCTATTCCCGAAGGGAACTGAGTACCAGCTGATCGTCTTCTTGGTCAGTTCAGTTAGCCACTGATGGATAATCTATGAAGATATTTTCTTCTATTATCCATGGGAAAGGGCCGAGATATGCCTAGAATTAGGAGTTCCCTCCAGATGCTCTCAGGAATAAAAAGAACTAGAACAGAGGACCTGACGATGACCGAACGGCTCGTGACCGCTTACACTGACGGAGGCTGTTACCCTAATCCGGGAAAAGGAGGATGGGGAGTCGTCCTGAGATACAAGGATCACGTCAGGGAGTTCTATGGGTCTGAGAAGGACACGACCAACAATAGGATGGAGTTGATGGCGGCTATCCGGGCTCTAGAGATCTTGAAGAAGCCATGTCGAGTAGTCCTTCACACCGACTCCCAGTACGTCGTGAGAGGGATCACGGAGTGGATCGATAACTGGAAGAGACAGAATTGGCAGAAAGTTAAGAATGTCGATCTCTGGAAACGACTCGACGACATCAGGAAGACTCACGACGTCGAGTGGATCTGGGTTCGGGGACACGATGGGAATCCTGGAAACGAGAGGGCCGATCAGCTCGCGACGATAGGTCGGAGCTCCTGAGAGAACTAGCGGTTTCTTTCCTCTCCGGAATGATGTATATCTCGGTCCCATGATGTACCAGTTCGACGACGACCCGGTCGAGGATCACGACTCCGCGGAGTTCTTCCAGGTCGACCAGACCATTCCCGTTCCGGAGTCTGGCGATCACCAGGACGACTGGGAGAAGATCGACCGGATGTACCTCTCGGTCAAGAGCTTCCTGTACAACGTCCCGGTGCTGGGATGATCGAGGATGCCATCGAGCTGATGGCCAGGACCATCTACGAGCACTGGGCGAACTATCCGAAGTGTCGCACCTCGGAGTCCTGGGAGTGGATCTGCGAGAAGAAGCCGCCTATGGCAGAAGACTTCAGGAGGTCGGCCAGAGCCGTCCACGAGGCCCTCCGGAAGGTCGGACACCTGTGACGCTCGAGGAGATCCTGGACGACTGGGACAAGGACTCGGTCATCGACAGGACCGACGTCGGCGGAGACGCCCTGGAGAACTCCAGGCTCCAGGCGAAGTGGCTTCGTAGGCTCTCCTATGAAAGGCTCAGGCTGAAGCAGATCGAGGGAGAGTTCAAGAGGCTCAGACTCGACAAGCACGAGTTCTACACTCTGGGTCCGACGAAGGAGACTCACGAGAGGGGATGGGTGCCTCCCCCGGTCGGGAGGATCCTGAACAAGGACCTCGATACCTACATGCAGGCCGATCCTGACGTCATCAAGATGAACCTGAGGGTCGCTCTCCAGGCCGAGATAGTCGCGGCCCTGGAGCTGATCATGAAGGAGGTCATGGGCCGTAACTGGCACCAGGGAAGAGCCATTGAGTGGGCAAAACTACAGGCAGGAAATTGAGATGGGATCGGAACGGAAAGAGAAACCGGAACGAGCCGAGATGATCCAAACCGAGATGATCCAAGGTAAGAAACTAATCGAATCCATGCGAAGGGTTATATCGGGGCCTTGCGGCGAGGTGGAACTAGAGGTCGTAGATTCCTGGTCGGACGAGCCAGTCGAGAGGCTGGCTCGTGCTGTTAGGCGCCGTAAAACGGTAGTAACCTGATCCTGAAGTCGAGGTATTCTTACACAAGAAGGGAGACCGCATGTCGAACACCAAGAGGTCGTCTCTGTTCCAGTCGGGAGACTTCGTCAGCGCCGCGGGACCTAGGCTGTCATGGAAGATCGAGTGCGACTCCCTGACCGACACGGACTGGAAGACGATCGCCGAACAGTCGGTGGACCACCTCCCGAAGTTCAGGCAGGCCGTCGGCGTCCCCCGCGGGGGACTGACTCTCGCTGGCTACTTGAACGAGTACGCCGACCCGAGCTCCGACCTCATCCTCGTGGTGGACGACGTCTGGACCACGGGAAAGAGCATGACGAGCTTCGTCCTGGCCAACCTGACAGGTCACTGGAGGGGGTTCGTCGCGTTCTCCAGAGGAGAGCTACCGGACTACGTGACCTGCTTCGCCCAGGTTCATCCCGGCGAGTCTCTCTCGATCATGGCAGAGAACGCCGCGCTCAGGGCCGCAAACACCAAGCTCGTGCTGGCCGAGAGAGATCGAATAGAGAAAGAGCTCGACGAACACCCTCCCGAGGATCCGGGACACGTTCCGTCTCTCGACTACAACGACGGATACACTCACGAGGCGCTCCACACGACCAGTGTCCTGATGGACACATTCGAGAGGAACGTCATAGACACCAGGTGCTCCGACGAGTTTCCTGACATCCGCGAGGTGGCAGACAAGGTCCATCAGGCGATGTTCGACCTTTACCAGCTGATCGCAACGAAGTTCAAGGACGACCGATGACGTTCGAGGATGCCAGAGACTTTCTCGCCGTGATCAGGAATAAGATCCTCCCGGAGGACGCGAGTCTCAAGGTCTCGCTGATATGCGATGGCTGCCGACCTCAAGCTGGTCGCGACCAGGCACTCTGACCAGCACTACATGTTGGTCCTCACCTCCGAGAGAGATTACTACTTTCCGACAGACTACCTCGTCGACGCTTTCGTAGACGCGGTGAAGAGTCACTGGAATATCTGATACCTCCTCTTTACAGAAAAGAGACTTTTACATGGCTAATCATGAAGCGCTTGTGATGCAAGCGCTCGTGCTCTTGCTTGGTGATAAGTTTGGCACGAAAGAAACTCGTAAGATGAACAGCCACCAGCATCGCCATTGGCAGTATGAGCAAGCCAATGAGGCAGCTGAGCTGGTAGAAAAACTGAAGGAAGCTATAAATGACGAACACTAAGAGAATTTCATGAGACTAGTGATCCTAGAGACGCCCTACACCGGGGATATCGACACGAACGTCGAGTACGCCAGACGCTGCCTGGGAGACTGCCTCCGGAGAGGAGAGGCTCCCATCGCCAGTCACCTCCTCTTCACCCAGCCGGGAGTCCTGAAGGACGACGTCCCTGAGGAGAGGAAGCTCGGGATCGGTGCGGGTCACGCCTGGTACCGGGTCGCCGAGGCCTCGGTGGTCTACACCGACCGTGGGATGAGCTCCGGCATGAAGGTCGGAATCGAGGTCGCCGAGAGACTCGGGGTTCCGGTGGAGTACAGGTCTCTTGGTCAGGGCTGGTGGCTCATATGATGATCGTCCTTCAGGGAATAATCTGGATGAGTATCCTGAGCATCGCCGCGTACTATCTGAGCATCGAGATGACGTGGCAGATATACGTCCTCGTTTACCTGGCCTGGATCCTCGACGACCTGCTAGACCTCGCGAGAGAGCGGATCGATTCGTGAAAAACGTTCACCACGTGTGAAAAAGTCTGTCAGATCTCCTCAGGGTGTGAAAAACACCATCTGTTTTCCATAAATAGCCGACTCCCTTCAAAAACAACAATAACAATGAGAGTCTAGAATGCAGCTCGAGTTTCCCATCGAGGATCTCCGCAAGTGTAAGCTCATGATCGGCGCGCCGATGTACGGCGGCCAGTGCTACGGCACGTTCACGAAGTCGATGCTGGACACCGCCAGGACGTTCATGCACTACGGCGTCCCGATGGTAGAGTACTTCCTGTTCAACGAGTCCCTGATCACCAGGGCCAGGAACTATATCAGCTCGGCCTTCATGAGGAGCGACTGCACGCACCTCCTCTTCGTCGACTCCGACATCGGGTTCAATCCTCAGGACGTCCTCTGCCTGCTGGGTCTCGCCCAACAGAAGGACAGTCCCTACGACATCATCGGAGCTGTCTACTCGAAGAAGTGCATCAGTTTCGAGAAGATCAAGGCGGCGGTCGACCAGGGTCTCGCGGATCAGGACCCGAACGTCCTGGAGAACTTC